TGACATAGCTATTGAAAATCTTATTGAGATTGAATGATGTCCGTTTTATGTCCGCATTTTTGTGAAAAAGTGTGTTATTATTGTATTGTAGCAGTTCCGGAAACGGGGCTGCTTTTCTCATTGCATTGCCTCCGAAGATTAATTGTGTTATGCAGCATTACGCTGTTGGGTTAGGGGTGGGTTTGACAAATTCAATTTGCAGGAGTAAAATTGAATTAAGTTTAATTAATCTTGGGAGGGTATTTAAATGGCAAAATACGGTGTTTATTCTAACCCTGTTAACAATCATGAGGTAAGAATCAAAAAAAGTTTTAGTTGGGCGACTTTCTTGTTTGGTCCTGTCTGGTACTTATTGAATGGCATGATAGGTAAAGGATTAGGGTGGTGTTTGCTGGCACTAATCTCGGCTCCGACAGTAGTGGGGCCTTTTATTGTGTGGTTTATCGCTGGAAAGAAAGCAAGCATAGCAAAGGAAACCCTATATTTGGAAAAAGGGTATATATTTAAGGGAGACGAGTAGCATCTACAATGTAGGTGCTTTTTTACTGTAATAAATTAATCTAAGCAGGTGGTGACTTGAGTGAAGATTTAAAAACAAAAGTTAAAATAGATTATCTGAAGGGCATTAAGCTCGATGAGATCTGCAGCAGACATGACGTGAAGAAGAATACACTTAAGTCATGGATCAAGAGATATCGCTGGTCTGATGAGAAGAAGTCAGTCCAGAAGAAAGTTAATAAAATAGCAACAAAGAAGGGTGCACTCCAAAGCGATAAGGGGTGCACCCTTAATCGTGGAAAAGGTGCACCCTATGGCAATCAAAATGCAGCTGGCCATGGAGCACCAAAAGGCAATCATAATGCCAGGAAGCATGGGTTGTTTTCCAAGTACCTACCTACAGAGCTAAATGATATCATGGATGAGATTCAGGAAGTCTCTCCGGTAGATATGCTCATGGACCAGATTCAAGTCCTCTATGCCAATATTATTTCAGCTCAGAAGAAGCTCTATGTTAAGGACATTGACGATATGACTAAGGAGCTTAAGAAGCAAAAGATATCAGATGGTATGAACTCAAGCAGCTGGGAGAAAGATTACAACATCCAGTTTGCCTGGGACAAGCAAAATGCAGCTCTCGTGTCAATAGCCAGGGCACTGGCCACATTCAATAATATGGTGAAGACATTTACAGAGCTTGAGAGAGCAGGGCTTGTATCTGAGGAGCAGGCTGCAAGGATAACCAAGTATAAAGCTGAGATTAATAAGATTGATGCAGAGGTATCCAAGATTAATGACGATGATGGCAAGACAGCCGAGAGCGACGGATTCATAGAAGCTCTTGATTGAAAGGTTGATGAGATATGGCAGGAATAAAAAAGGCCGTATTCAAGTTCAAGCCCTTTTCTAATAAACAGCTGAAGGTGCTTACTTGGTGGATGGAGAAATCTCCAGTTTCTGACAAAGAGGGCATAATTGCAGATGGAGCTATCAGATCAGGAAAGACGTTGTCTATGTCGCTGTCATTTGTAATATGGGCCATGGAATCATTTACACAGCAGAACTTTGGAATGTGTGGAAAGACAATTGGATCCTTCAGAAGGAATGTCCTATTTTGGTTGAAGCTCATGCTTTGGTCAAGAGGGTACAAAGTTAAAGATCATAGGGCAGACAATCTGATTGTAGTTAGAAAGGGAGATGTCACCAACTACTTCTACATCTTCGGTGGAAAGGATGAAAGATCCCAGGACCTGATCCAGGGAATCACACTGGCAGGTATCTTCTTCGATGAGGTTGCTCTCATGCCGGAGTCCTTTGTCAACCAGGCAACAGGTAGATGTTCCGTTGAAGGTTCAAAGTTCTGGTTCAACTGCAATCCAGATAACCCGAATCACTGGTTCAAATTAAACTGGATTGACATGATTAAGGAAAAACAGCTGCTGTATCTCCATTTCACTATGGATGATAACCTGAGCTTATCAGAGAAAATCAAGGAAAGATACCGAAACATGTTTTCAGGTGTCTTTTTTAAACGCTTCATTCTTGGCCTATGGGTGGCTGCTGAAGGTGTTATTTATGGTCAGTTTGCAGATAATCCTGATGAATGGCTGGTAGATGAAGTTACAAAAGATATTGAATTTATAACAATTGGTGTCGATTATGGAGGCAACAGGTCACTGACAACATTCGTGGCCACGGCAATTCATTTCAACTTCAAGAAGCTCACAGTGGTCAAGGACCATCATATCAAGGGCAAGAAGGGAGATATAGACAGTGACAGGGTAAATAATGAGTTCATAAAGTTTGTGAAGGAGCTTCAGGAGGAATATCCGGGAGTATATATCAAGTACGGCTTCTGTGACAACGAGGCTCAGTATCTGATCAATGGAATGAAGAAGGCAGGTAAGAAAGCTGGCTTACCATTGACGATTGGCGATGCAGCTAAGAATGAGATTGTGCAGAGGATTTACTGTACAATTACGATGTTAAACCTGAAAAGATTATTTATCAAGAGAGATTGCACCCTGGTTATTAAGGGTCTGCAGGGAGCATTATGGGATCAGAAGGCCAGTGAACAGGGCAAGGATGTCAGACTGGATAACTTCAGCTCTGACATAGATATCCTGGATGCATTTGAATACAGCTGGGAAAGATTCATGAAGAAACTTATACCAAGTTAAGGAGGTGTGTAGATGAATATACAGCAAGTAATTGAATACTTGAATAAGAAGAAGGGCTTCAACATAAAGGGCTCATATTACAATCATATATCGGAGTGGAGAGATTGGTGGAAGGGATATCACAAACCGTTTCATCAGTTTAAGGAGCTTTCAGGAGAGAAGACGATCACAAGGGATATGTATACTCTCAAGATGGGAAAGAAGGTCTGTGAGGATTGGGCTTCCCTCTTATTGAATGAGAAGACTGAGATTGTCGTAGAGGATAAAGCTTCAGACAAGTTTCTCCAGGGAGATAACCAGATAGGTGGTGTATTTGGTGTCAATGATTTCTGGACAAAGGCAAATGAATTGGTTGAAAAGGCATTCTACAGTGGTACTGGAGCTATTGTTTCAAAGCTTACTGGAATGGTGATCAATGGGGATGAAGTTGTAAAGGATTCGAATACAAAGATTGTATTTGAGTATCTACCGGCACAGAATATTATTCCACTCACAGTGAGGCAGGGGAAGATAATAGAGGTGGCATTTACAAGTGAGGTGCTGCTTAAGGGCAAGACTTATATCTATGTCGAGACTCACAACATAGAGAAAATTGGATACAGGATCACAAACATCTACCTGGAAGAAGATGAGGGAGAGCTCAAGGAGGTGGATCTTCCGGAAGGAATAATCGAGTCATTCAATACGGGTTCTGACATACCTCTATTTTGCATCATAACTCCTAATATTGTCAACAATATCGGAGATGGGATTGGACTTGGAATAAGTGTCTTTGCTGATGCAATCGACAACTTGAAGGGCGTAGATCTTGCATTCAATAACTTCTGCAGAGACTTCAAGCTGGGTGGAAAGAAAGTCTTTATGAACGAGACTATGATCAAGAGAGATTCAGAAGGATATGTAATTACTCCAGATGATATGGCCCAGCAGCTTTTCGTGCAGATGGGAGATCCTGATCTTGATAAGGATAAATTGTTATATGAATATAATCCTGAATTAAGGGTTGAGGAGAATAAAGAGGGTATCCAGGGGCATCTTGATTATTTGAGTTTCAAATGTGGATTTGGTACCAAGCATTATCAATTCAATGCTGGAAGCATAGTAACCGCTACCCAGTACACAGGGGACAAGCAGGAGCTCATGCAGAATGCCAGCAAGCACTATATCATAATAGAGCAGGCCCTACATTCACTAGTGAAAACGGTACTGTGGTTAGGAAAGACTATAATTGGAGAAAATGTGAATCCTGATGCCCAAGTCAATATCATGTTTGATGACAGTGTCATAATGGACAAGGAATCCGAGAGATTGAGGGATATGGGTGAAGTTAGGGACGGACTGATGCAGAAGTATGAATTCCGGATGAAATATTATGGTGAAGACGAAGCGACTGCAAAGAAAATGGTTGTAGGCAATCCTTCAGATGATGATCTAATGAATTTTGGTGGTGGTAAAAAATGATTTGTCCTTACATAGTTCATCGAAGAGTCGTATCCCAACTTTCCAGATCATTGGATGATGACATGAATGACACTGGCCATGAGTATGTTGAAAACAATCTTGCTTGTTGCATGGAATGCCAGAAGGAGAATTGTGCTGCCTGGCAAGATGGAAGATGCAATTATAAGGGGTGAGGTAGATGTTGACTCCTGAACAGCTGGATAAATACCCTGATAGCCTGGTGAAGCTTTACTCTAAGGCAGAAATGGATATTATTGCTGATATTTCAAGAAGGATTGCAACTTATGATTATTTCATTCCCTCTGCTGAGTTCCAATACAGGAAAGCTATTGAGATGGGGAATGTCCATGATGATATTTTCAAGAGGTTATCTAAAGTCACAGGTAAAAGAGTAGATGAGCTTGAGGATCTCTTTGAAGAAGCTGGGTACCAGACACTGAAAGTCGACGATGCTATCTACAAGGCTGCAGGGCTTGAGCCTTTATCCATTAAACAGTCACCGGCTCTAATAAACGTGCTGAAAGCAGGCATGAGCAATACTAACGGATTGTTTGAGAATTTAACCAGGACTGCAGCCCAGACAGGGTCAAGACAATTTGAACAGATATTGGATCGGACTTACATGCAGGTCGTTACAGGATCCTTTGATACAGAGACCGCCATGAGAAGGGCCGTCAAAAGTCTTTCTGAAAAAGGTATTGCAGTAATTGAATATCCTAATGGTCATAAAAACTATATTGAGGCAGCTGTCAGAAGAGCAACTCTTACTGGAGTGAATCAGACGGCCATGAAGCTGCAGGATGTAAGAGCTGATGAAATGGGATGTGACCTGGTGGAGACTTCAGCTCATGCCGGTGCAAGACCATCTCATGCTATATGGCAAGGAAAGATTTTCAGTCGTAGTGGATCACATCCAAAGTATCAGGACTTTAAGGTTGTTACTGGTTATGGAACTGGAGCTGGTCTTGGTGGGTGGAATTGTAAACATAACTATTATCCTTTCTTCGAAGGAATATCAACCAGGGCATATACAGAAAAGGATCTTGAAGAAATGGAAGCTGAGAAGTACACATACAATGGCCACAAGATGAATGAAGCTGATGCTATTGATAAGCAGAGATACATCGAGAGGAACATCCGGAGGTGGAAGCGTGAATATGCTGGCATGAAGGCTATTAATAAATCTACTGATGAAGCAGCTGCAAAGATAGCCCAGTGGAATAGGATCCATGATGACTACCTAGATCAGACTGGTCTGAAGAAACAAATTGGAAGGATGAATATTGGTTAGGAATTACGTCTTTAAGCAATAGACGTTAAACAGGCTTGTTTTTTATGTCAAATTGCCCAGGTAGCAGGGCTTTAAATGCTGCACACGCAGTTGTGAGAGTGAACTCACAGTTAATAAAATCAGCGTGATATAGGAGGATACATGGAATTTTTAAAAGGAATCATATCAGATGAGCTTTACACTCAGTTGTCAGAGGCACTGAAGGACAAGAAGGATGTCAAGCTGGGTAACCTTGCAGGTGGTGAGTATGTAGGCAAAGGTAAGTTTGATGCACAGACAACAGAAAACGGTGGTCTGAAGACACAACTCAAAGATGCCAACAAGCAGATTGAAGACTTCAAGGGAATGGACGTTGAGGGAATCAAGAAGGCTGCTGATGACTGGAAGATAAAAGCAGAGAAGGCTGAATCAGATGCCCAGAAGCAGATATCAGAGATGCAGTTTAGCCATGCCTTAGAAACTGAATTATCGAAAGCCGGTGCAAGGAATCCTAAGACAATAAAGGCTTTGTTGGACATGGACAAATTGAAAAATGTGGACGGCAACATAATCGGTCTGAAGGATCAGATGGATAATCTCAAGAAGGATGAGTCATATCTTTTCAATGAAAGCTCAAATGATGATGATCTCAACAAGACAAAAGTGACTGTCAATAGTGGAGGTTCCCATGGAGGAGCTGCCGAGACAGAATTCGAAAAAATGTCAGATGCAGAGTATTACACTGCAATGGCAAAGAAAGATAAAAAATAAGGAGAATAGAATATGCCAAATAGTTTTATTACTGTAAAAAACATAGCAAGAAATCTCTTGCCAAGACTTATTGAAAACCTTGTATTTCCGAACTTGATCTACAAGGATTATTCAGAAACCTTTGTGAATGGAAAGGGTGCAACAATCCAGGTAAAGAAACCTGTAATCCTTACAGCTTCAGAATTTAACGAATCAACAGGAACTTCAGCTCAGGCCGTTACTGAAGAGTCAGTAGAGGTAACTCTTGATAAGTTGGCAACTGTTGATGTTGAGTTTGGAGCTATTCAGAGAGCTACCAATGTTGATGATCTGAATAGATTGTTCCTAGAACCTGCAGCTGTGGCCCTTGCTGAGAAAATCAATTCAGACGGATTGTATTTGTATAGGGACATCCCTTACATTACAGGTGTTGCCGGAACTACTCCGGATGACTTGACCGACCTTGCAAATGTACGTAAGACATTGAATGCAAACAAAGTACCTGTGTCTGGAAGGAGAGCCGTTTGGGACACTGAAGCGGATGCCAAGTTCACAGTTATTCCATCTATTGTCAATGCCGAGAAGTCTGGATCTAATGGAGCACTGAGAGAAGGATCCATTGGTAGAGTATTCGGACTGGATAACTTCATGGCTCAGGGAATTAAGAGTCATGCAACTGGAATAACTACTGCTACTACTTTGAAAGTAAATGGTGCAGTAACTGCAGGTGCAACAAAGCTTGCAATCGATGGAACTGGACTAATAGGTAAGTTTGTGAAAGGTGACTTGATTACAATAAGTTCAGTAACATACACAGTTACTGCTGATTCAGCAGTTGCAGCTACCAATGAAATTGCAGAAGTCAATGTTTATCCTGCACTTCCAGATATTGCTAATGATGTTGCAGTAACTCTTGTAGCAAATCATACTGCAAACCTTGCTTTCAATCCAAGTGCTTTTGCATTCGTAACAAGACCTCTGATTGCTCCTAAGGGAGTTGAATCTTATGTTACTTCATTCAATGGTGTGACACTGAGAGTAGTAATTGGTTACGACATGAAGTACAAGAAGGAAATGCTTTCAATGGACGTACTTTACGGATACAAGACCATGTATCCAGAACTTGCAACAAGAAACTTGGGATAATAGGTGATTGATATGGCATATGCTGATTTTACGTTTTATACGGATACTTACATAGGCAATGCCATTTCTTCTTCTGATTTTGATAGGCTGGCAACCAGGGCAAGTAGCTATATTGATAACATAACAAATGGCACTGCAGTTGCTTATATAACTGATGACAGTGTGAAGATGGCTGCTTGTGCAGTTGCTGAAGCCTGGCAAAAGAATGAAAGAGGTGGCCATTTGCAGAGTGAGAAGCTTGGAAGCTGGTCAAGAACCTATGCTGAGAATGGAAAATCCGATAATCAGAGACTTTATGAAGCTGCAAGGATGTATTTATCCAGGCCAGGTCTATTGAGTAGGTGGATATGATGTTTAATGATGTATGTACGATTTATAACAAGTATATTGATTCAGAAGGTGTTGAAAAGTGGCAGAGGACAGTGCTTACAGGAATATTCTGGGATAGTGTTGCTGGTGCCAATTTCAGAAAGACAGGCCTTGACAAAGCTGATAAGGTGCAGCTCATAATTCCCCATGCGGTTAATGCTTCAAGAAGTTATGCTGCAAAGAAAGTGTGGCAGGACATGGAGGACAAGTCGGGTTATTGGACTTTACAGGAAGGTGACACGGTAATAAAAGGATCCTTGGAATACGAGATAGTGAAGTCTTCAAAAGAACTTGAAAGCAATGATGACTGTTTCAAGATAACAAAGGTGGACAACAAAACATTTGGAAGCTACATGGATCACTGGGAAGTGGGTGGCAAGTAATGAAGGTTATTGCCAAGATTGAAACTCCCAGGGGAAAGGTCATTAAGACCAGTAATGGTGATGCCATACTTGAATGGAATCCTAATTTCCAGAACAAATGGCAGGGAAGATATTCCAGGGCGCAGATGTTTGTTGACAGTGAAGTTTTAAGACTAAGTGAACCCTATGTTCCCTTTCAGAGCGGGATGCTTGCTAAAAGTGGAATATTGGGAACACTGGTTGGAAGTGGTGAAGTTGTCTGGAATGCTCCCCATTCAAAGTATTTATACTATGGAAAGGTTATGGTAGGACGTGCACCCAAAACGCTCACTGACAAGGATTTGACATACCACGGGGCACCTAAAAGGGGTGCGTTCTGGTTTGAAAGAATGAAGAAGGACCATGGGAACAAAATACTTAAGGGTGCTGCCAAACTTGCAGGAGGTAAATGATGAGCTTAATTAAATCACTGCAGGATTTCCTGAAGACATACGACAACATGGAGCTTAGAGAAATCCAGAGGCTTATGACGGATACACCATTAAAAGATGCTTCAAGCTATGCCATAGCTCCAACGGGAAACAGCAAGATAGTTGTTGATATTGTAGGCAACAAAACATATCAAAATAATTATGTGTTTTATGCAAAGGAAGCTGCAGCAGACGAGGTGGACAGGCAGGATAATTATGACTTCCTGGAAGATTTCTCAGACTGGATTGAAGAACAGAATGACAATGGGAATTTTCCGGAGTTGCCAGCCAAATATGAAGTTGAAGAATTAGAGGTATCAAATATAATGCTGTTTGATATTGAGGAAGACGGGACCGGTATCTACCAGGTCCAGATACAAATGATTTTTACTAAGATGAAAGGATGATATTATGGGAAAACATAAAAGGTCGCTATTTGCGATATTTTTAAATACCAATACCAGTGCTTCTCCAGTATGGAATCTGATGGGCAACGGTATTACATCTCAAACTGTCAATTACAACCCTCAGACATCGGAGGAAAACTACATCCACCAGGATAGTGGTACCACTGATGTTGAGAGTTACAAGCCTACAATTCCGACTCCACAGACAGCAATGTCAGGAGACTCGGTTTTCGCTTTTGTTGATAATTTGAGAAAAAACAGAGCAGTTCTTGAAGAAGCCAGGGCTGATGTTGTCATGGTTAATCTGTATGAAACTGCAGTTTCTGGAGCTTATCCAGCTGAGAAGAGTGAGTGCTCTATTCAAGTTGATGATTATGGTGGAGAGGGTGGTTCAAGCCTTGCAATCAACTATACAGTCAACCTGATAGGGGATCCTGTAGCAGGAATGTTCAATCCTACTACTAAGGTCTTTACAGCTGATAGTAATCCTGAGCAGCTTGTTACATTTAGTGTTATTGGTACTGCCAGTGCTAGACTTTCTGGTGCTCAAGTTGTTATCAATGGTACCAGCGTTGATACTGATGCCAATGGTATTGCAGATATTCAGCTTGCTGATGGTACTTATGACTACACTGTTATCATGACAGGTTACACTAATGAGACAGGATCAGTTACAGTCAGCAGTGCTGCTAAGTTTGAAGCAGTAAGCATGACAGCAGTTTAATAGTTGAGGGCTTTATCTTTGGATAGAGCCCTTTAATTTTTTGGAGGTAAGAGATGAATATTAATATAAATACTGGAGATATTAGACTCACAGTTAATGATGATGAAAGCAGAGTTATAAAATTTAATCCAAATGATTTGGCGTTCATTGAAAGATTCTATGGTTTTGTGATTGAATTTGAAGACATTGAGAATGTGTACAACGATAAGAAGAAAAAGCTTCAGGAAGTCACAGAAGTTGATGATATGGGACTTCCTGTCAATATGCAGGACCATATAAATCTGATGAAAGATACAGGTGAAATGCTGAAGGGTAAGATTGATGATGTATTCGGCGAGGGAACAAGTAAGGCTGCCTTTGGTGATGCAAATACCTTTGATATGTTTGAGCAGTTTATTGATGGAATAACACCATACATCCAGAAGTCACGTGAAGGCAAGATCAAGAAGTACACTTCAGCTGCAGATAAGAAAAAAAGGAATGTAATGAAATGATCCTGATTGAGGGTTTGCCTGATGCTATTAGTATTGGTAATGAGATATATGACATCAACTCTGATTATCAGACTAGCCTGAAGATAATAACTGCATTTGAGGATAACGAGCTTACTCAACATGAAAAATGCATGGTATTGGTTCAGCTACTCTATAAGGAACAACCTGAAGATGTGAAAGAAGCAGTTCTCCAGGGTGTTAAATTTCTTGACTGTGGAGAGGATAGAAGTGATGGTGATGATCAGACTCATGAAGAAGTTACCAGGAAGTATTCATTTAAACAGGATGACAGGTATATATTTGCTGCAGTGGACAAGGTCTTGAATGGAAGGTTGAGCAGTGGAGAGTTTGTCCACTGGTGGGAATTTGTAATGGCTTTTATGGAGCTTCCTGAAAAGTGCATGATGAGTCGGTTGATTTATTTGAGGACACAGAAGGCCAAAGGCAAGCTATCAAAAGAAGAAAAGGAACTGTATTTGAGCATGAAGGATATTGTGGATCTTCAGGATGAGTTTTCATCTGAAGAACAGAAAGAGATTGATGAGTTTATGAGGCTCCTGAAAGGAGGGAGTTAATGACAGCAGGATATGATGGAAGTATAAAAATCAATACAAAGCTGAATACAAAGGGGTTCAACTCTGGAATAAAACAAATGGACAAGGGGTTAAGTGGATTGTCTGCATCTTTGAAGGGCACTGCAATTATTACTATTTTAGTACTCGTTGCCAGGAAGATAAAGGACATAGGGGATGTTTCAATAGAAGCAGCGATGAAGTTGAATAATGCAATGGTAGGTCTGAAGAGTATTGTGGAAGGTCAGGGGGGAAGTTTTTCCAAGGCCAATAAATTCATCAAGGAATTCATTTCTGATGGATTGGTTCCAGCGACGGATGCTGTTACGGCATATAAGAACTTGGCCATGCGTGGTTACAGTACAGAGCAGATTGAGAAGACTATGATTTCTCTTAAAAATGCTTCAGCCTTTGGTCGTAGTGCTGCATTGTCTATGGGAGAGGCTGTTAGAAGTGCAACAGAAGGTTTGAGAAATGAAAATTCAATCCTTGTTGACAACTCTGGTGTTACTAAGAATGTTTCTATGATGTGGAAAGACTATGCAAAGAGCATTGGTGTTGGAGTTAATAGTCTGACCAAGCAACAGAAGATACAGGCAGAAGTAAATGGAATAATGGAAGAGACAAGGTTCCAGACTGGTGATGCTGCTAAGATTGCTGACAACTATTCAGGTCAGGTAATGAAACTTGGCTTTAACTTCAACAATCTAAAGATAGCAATTGGTAATGCCTTGATTCCAATGGCAAGAGCTATTTTGCCCAGTATTAATGCTATTATCAGTGCTTTGACCAGGCTTGCAAATATATTTGCACAGGTATCTACAGCCATTTTTGGAAGACTTGCTGATGATCAGGAAAAGATGGCCGACTCAGGCAATGCTGCAGCTGAGGCTCAGACAGATCTTGCTGATGCAACAACTGAAGCTGGTAAGGCTGCAAAGAAGGCATTGTCCAGTTTTGATGAATTGAATATATTAACTGAAGGTACAGCTGACAGTGCTGGAAGCATTGCTGATGATTTGGATCTAAATATTCCAGAAGTAGAAACTGTTGGTGGAGAATTATTTGGTGGTGTGACAGTAAATCCTGCTATTAAGAAATTCTTTGATGAGATTAAGGAAGATGTTTCACCCTATATGGACAGACTCAGAAAGTCAGTTGGAAGATTGTCTGAGAGCTTTAGTCGGTTCATGAATTCTCCGGGAGTTCAGTTCATCCTTGGATGGTTTAAGAAACTGTTGAGATTCCTTATAATAGAAGCATGGGTATCATCAATAACAGGTCTTTGTGGCTTACTGGATATTTTAAGTGGTGGTTTTGATGTATTGGGTGGATTACTGACTTTAGTTATTGGTTTACTAACTGGTGATTTTGACATGGCAATCGAAGGTGCCGGTATGGCGGTTTATGGTTTCTGGACAATGATCGATGGACTGGAAGGAATAATTGAAGCTGTATTGATAGGTTTGCTAGGAAGAGATGCTGTTGAAGGGTTAAAGATGTTCGTTGATAAATGGGGAGTGATTATTGCCGGATGGTGGATTGATTATGTTACTCCATGGTTCACAAAGGAAAGGTGGCTGCAGCTCTTTGATGATGTTAAAGCAGGAATAAGTATGGGCTGGAAGCTGATAAACATAGCCTGGAACCTTAATAGCATAGCATGGTGGGCAAAGACGGTTACACCTTGGCTTTCAAGATGGAAGTGGTTCAGAGCAATGACCGGAGTAAAAGACGGTATTGTAGCTGGATTCAAGAGTGCTCTTGATGAAGCAAGGGTTCTGTTTAATAAGTTGATTGGTTGGATTAATGGAAAGGCGAATATTAGTTGGGAAGGATTAAATATTGGTGGAAAACAATTGATTGATCCTGGTAATGTTCAACTTTTTAACATACCACCAATTCCTAAGCTTGCAACAGGAGCGGTAATTCCACCCAACAGTGAATTCATGGCCATACTTGGTGATCAGAAGTCTGGAAGGAATATTGAGACACCTGAAGGTTTGTTAAGACAGATATTCAGAGAGGAAAGTGGAAACGCTGAAGTTCTTTATGCTCTGAAGGATATTATTACAGCAATAAGAGAGGGCAAAGTCATGGTAGTAGATAAGCAGGTATTTGCAAAGACTGTCAATAGTTCACAGAGTGCCAGCTTCAGAAAGTCTGGAAAGACGACTATACCGATATAGGAGGACAACATGGATGCTACATTTAAAATAGGTGATGTTGAATTTATAAGCTACTTGAGGGAAGGTGGAATCAAGTGGTCAAGGAATGATTTGGATAGTGAAGAGAGCGGACGTACTCTTGACGGTACCATGCACAGATCACGTATTGCTCAAAAAAGAAAACTGAGTGTGAATATGAAGAAGTTGACATTGAGTGAACTTACAGCTGTGACAGCTGCTCTTCAGCCTGATTTTGTGGATGTTACTTATGTGGATCCAGAACTTGGGTCTGTAACAAAAACGTTCTACGGATCCTCAGTTGATGCTACAACACAGAAATTTAGAAACGGTGAAGTGTACTGGGAGAATACCTCATTTTCACTGATTGAAAGGTAGGTGTGCCGATGCAGACCACAAGCGCATTATGGAAGACATATCAGGCTCTTCCGGCAAAACAATACGAATATAAGGTTGTCATTGGTACAGATGAGTATCTCAATGAGGACCTCTTTAGTATGTCATCAGAGCTGCAGCTGTGTGATGATTCGGTGTTTGCCCTGGGGAATGTATTCTCGAGAAAATTGAACCTGGCCATCAAGCAAAAGGTGACTCCTATAGCAAAGATGTCTAATGTTGATCTGTACATCAGGATGAATGGGGACAGTGGACCTACTGAATGGCTTCCCCAGGGAAAGTTCTACATTGACACCAGGAAGAAGTCAGGACTGGCCACGGTACTTGAATGTTATGACAAGGTCCTTATGATGGAAAGCTCTTTTGTTATCGAAGGGGAGACTCTGACATATCCCATGGCCATGTCTACAGCTCTCAGCACTATCTGCACCAGGTTGAGTTTAACTTTTGCTAATCCAACTGCTATTCAGTCCGGATTCAACATTGAATATCCCAATGATCTGACCATGAGGGAAGTTCTGGGATACATTGCTGATGCAAATGGTGGAAACTTCATCCTAAACGATTCAGGAGACCTACAGCTGGTAATTCCTGCTAATGGTACATCAGTGGCCACTGCATCTTATGTGAACCTGTACGATGACAACGATGAACAAACCTTTGACAAGGTCATCATGTACTACAATGATACTGATGGATTTGAGTCCGGTACAGGAATAAATGAGTTTGTTGATAATAACATCTGGGCTACTCAGGCCATAGCTGATCATGTACTTTCAGTTCTTACTGGTTATACCCACAAGCCATACACAGGTTCGAAAGTTTATGTGGATCCGGCAATAGAGCTTGGTGATACATTGACTCTTGGTGGTACTGATTATGTGTTGTTCAATTCTGTAATCACCTATGGTGGAAATGTAGTCATGGATATAGGTGCTCCAGGCGAGACTGAGCTTAATCATGAGTATCCTTATGTTGGTAGCTATGCAAAGGCTATGAAGAACAAGGTGACTTTAGGTGCTGCTTATTATGGAACGACTATTGATAGGGAGACTGGTCTTCAGATAATTAAATCTGACAATTATGCCAGGGCTATTTTTAATGCAGATATGCTTGCATTGCAGACTGGAGACGGAACGGGGAATAGTTGGGTTAACCAGGTGTATTTTGATCCTGTGAGTGGAAAGTATATTTTTAATGGTACTCTTTCAGCTAATGTGGTGGAAGCTCTAGGTTCTGTTATGGCTCCTTATCTGTATGCTGGAAAAGCAAATATAGCTGAACTTACAGTGGATGAAATGAATACTGGCGACAAGGTGGCCAAGTATCTAAACAGCAATACTGATGATGTGAACTACATCAAGATTGATGACCAGTATATGGAATGGATTACGGCCAGCACAGACGGTACATCGACGGAACAGGTTGAGGATAGGGATGGTAATGACCTTTACTGGACTGATGATACCCATGAGGCGGTGACTACGGAGACGACATCTTATCCGGTGATGATTTATGTATATACTGAAGCTGTCAAGCTGGCTATTAATTTTGAGCTTGGGGATGATGGAGTAACTTACGAGCCTGTTATTGTTTTGGGTGCAGGTGATGGAGTTACTGAAAAGTCAGGAAAGAGTTTTATTAGGAAAACTGCTAATGGGCCTGTATGGGAATATTTCAGTCAAAATGACGCAAAGAAAAGAAGTGTAAGTCTTACAGATGCAGGAATAGGATTTAGTCCTAAGTTTTTTAATATTGCTTCGATATCAAATACTATAGTAGTAGCGGCAACTGCTGAAACTGTTCTTGATGGATTGGATATAGATTTTATTGATGATACAAAGATTGTTTATACAGTTAGAATGACTATTGACCCTGATGCAGCTCTTGATTTGACGTTGAAAGTTAGAGTTGATGGCACAACAGTTCATACAGCTCCTTTTACTTTTGATAATGGTAAAGATACTATAACTATGAATGGAACTATTGAGGGTATCACTGCAGGTGAAGAACAGACGGTTGATGTTACCATAACACCTAGTACGAGTACTGCTAATATTGTAGAAGGTGAATATCAGTTGAGTTTGATTATATCTGATATTGTTACAGAAGTAGACCCTATCCCAGTTGTAATGGGTAAAGGCTATATCAGTGCAGGAGGTGGGACTATTCAAGATTGCGATGAGTTCGATGCAACTGCAAATGTGTGGACAGGTAAAGCGAATATTCCATATCCAGGGAGGTATAGACTTGCTGCATCAACAATATTATCAAAGGGCTATATTTATGGTGGAAGGCTTTCGGCTAGACTGCAAGATTGCGACGAATTAGATGCCGAGGGGGATTATTGGACGAGTAAAACAGATATGCCATATCCGGCAAGGGGTGGACTTGCAGCATCAACTATATCAGATAAGGGATATATTTATGGTGGTTATAATTCAGCTTATTTCTCAGATTGTGATGAGTTTGATGCTATAGGAAATTCATGGACAGGAAAAACGAGTATGCC